TATCTGGATATGAACATATATTATTTAAAAAATTTCTAGTAATATTAGAAGTTAGTGATTCTATGTGAACTCCAGTGTAATTACTTTCAGATCTTTCTGCCTTGTCAATAGAATCTATAATGAATTGTACTTTAGGATTTACTTTATTATTACCTTTACCAGATTTGTATACTAGGTCACAGTAATTACATTTCCAACAATTAAATTGACATGTTTTAATTTTTTCTCTCCATACATCAATAGGTCTTTCCTTAAGATCTACGTCTTCAATGTATTCTCTATACTGAGGAAATAATGTTTCTTTATCTAATCTCCACCTATTAACAATATCCATAGTTTCTGAAAGTCTAGTCATAGACTCTCTACCATGCATCTTAAACACATCTATACCAAGATCAAGGAACTCTTCCCAATCACTTTTCCAAGGAGGTAGATTTGCTGCCTTAAGTGCAGATGCACCATCAAGTGCATCCCATTTACTACAACTAATTCTACTAATTCTACTGTTAAAATATTGAGGAATATCACCACCTCTAGTATTATTATAATGATAGTGTTCTGGCATGATAGGACAATTACCCCAACACCCTTCATTAGTCAGTAAAGACAATTTAACAGGATATCCTTGTTCTGCACAATATTCTTTTGCTTCTTTAATTTCTAATAATCTATTTCTATCACGCATCAAATCCCTATCAAGATTGATGTAATGAAAACCTGCCTTCGCAAGTTCAACTACCTCATTAGGTCTTGTTACTTCTCTAAGTATAGTGTTTTTAATATAAAGTTCTGGAAATTCTTTTTGTATCTCACCAGTCATTACCCATGATGTGTGAGGTAAAGTAACTATTCTAATACCTAAATCATATAATTGTTTAAAGTAACCAATCCATACTTCTAAATTTCTTTGATCTGGACGAACATATATGTTATTAAATGTTGCTGATAAAGGAATCCCACTCTCATCACTCAACCATTTTGCCATTCCGATCATGTCCATTTCTACATTTTCAGACACAAAAACTTCACCCATAGCATCCTGAGTGAAAGGTGGGATTCTACAAGTGAAATATAAATCAAATATATAATCTTTATTTGTTTTTAGAAAATCTAAAAATTTTGTTTCAATAAATTGTGGATTAAATTTTGGATTTATCGGTAGGCTAAAAACCTTATTCATCATCTAAACTAGATTGATCTGTCAGTAGTTTACTTCTAGTACTAGTATCCTTATCAAGGTATTTAATTTCTGATTCTGAGTCTGATCTCAAACGATCTATTCCAGATGCAACAACACCACTATATCTCATTGCAGCATTGAGCACTCCATGTTGATGTTTTTCTGGCATTTGAAGAATGGACTCTACATTTCCTGCATTAATTGTTCCAGTAGAAATCATATCAACAGCAGACTGTTTTGCCATTCTAGCAATCCAATACTTATCTTCTTCTTGTTTATTGCCACTTAATGATTTTAAAATCTCTTCCTGATTATCACCACATTCTTCTTTGATATAACTCAAGAAATAACCTTGCTCTTGATAACCTTGAAGAAGTTTTTTCTCCCATACTTTATTATCAATCCATTCTAAATCAATTTCACATTGTATTAATTCTTTCTTTAACTCATCAGGTTCTGCTTTTTTATCTTTTTCTAAAATTTTGATCCTAGTATCACTCTTTCTTTTAGCAATTCTTATTTTTTTTATTCCTTGTTCTCTTGTACTTATTTCTAAACAAGCTTGTCTAATTGCAGAATATTTTGTTGGATGTGATTCTAAAACAAAATTACGACATTGATATTCTGATTGTCCAAAAGGAGCATTAGATGAGTGATCAATTATCCATTCATCAAGTGCATCTCTACTAGAGGAAAGACGGCTTGTTTCTTGTCGCAGCAAACTTTCTGGTGATTCCATCGCTTTCATATAAATTTAGATCTTGTGCTTGAGCTCTTGAAAGTTGATTTCCAAGATAATCTTCATATATTATATTTATCTGTGCTATACTAGCACTATTTTCAATGTCTGTCAATAATGATGAATTATACGGATCTCCATCACCACTATCAATCGCCTTTTGAACTAGCATTTTTGCATGTTGTTTCATCACTATAAGAGTTTTTGCTCTCATATCATCAGTGATTTCTACTTTCTCTTTTACAGAATCTCCTTTTGAATCAGTATTCCATTCACTTCTTTTTTCCCTAACATCACCCCAACAATTACTTGCTGTAATAGCAGTATCTTCGTCTACTATATCTGTAATAGGTTTAGACGCTTTAAGTGGCTCTATAACAGCATCATAATCTGATTCTTCACAACCACATATAGCAAACCATATTTTAGAATTATGCATGGTTAATGGTGTACTATGACCATCACGCCATGATTCTGGTAAGTCATCTAAATGTACACTGAAATATTTTATAGCCATCTTTAAAATCTTTTATATCTTTAGTAAGAAGGTGGAGTAACACCATAGTTTGTATTTACAAAATTAGATGCATGTCCCATACCAGCAGAAGACATT